GGAGAATTGAAATTTGAGTTTTCAAGGTCGCTACCATTAGTTGGCGGGGTGCAAGGAAATTGCCCTGTTGATTACCCAACTGAGGTACGCTATGACCACATCAAACCCCACGTGAATGTGACGAAGGCCACTGAACCCCAACGCACCGCGAGACCTATTCAAGGTGCGTGTGTTGAAGGAGTTCCGTTGCAGGTTGTGTCGCAGTCAGAGGGTGCTACTCTTCACGCCATTAAGAAACGGTGTGATTATCGTACGGCCAAGGACGTAGGTGAATTGTTCCTTCAGGGACACGAGGAACTCATGGACAAGATTCATGAGCGCGAAGAACTACGACTTGATTTGGCGATGATCGAAGCTTATCTGAACGAGATGAGCGGACAAAAGCGTGAGAGACTACAAGCACTGCTTGACTCGCAGGACTTCACACTGCCTGGATACAACGACAAGGTTGTCTTCGCAAAATCGGAGGTGTTGGTGAAATATGAGAGTGCACAACCACGTGTCGTCTACCAAGGTGGCGACATGTACAACCTAGTGATGGGTGCTATCATATATTACATATCTCGACGCATGGCTGAGGAATTGAGCCGCACAAACCCCAAGAATACAGGGAATGAAGTCCTGTACTGTGTGGGCATGACAGCCGACGAGATAGCTGATTTAGTTCAGCATACCCCAGGAGAGACATTTGAGAACGATATGAAGAACAACGACGGGTCTATGCCCGCCGGAGTTCGCAGAACGGAAGCCATGCTTTATTACAAGCTTGGCGCGCCGAAGTGGTTCGTTCGGGAGTTTTCCTCCAATACCGGGGTGCGGATTTTCACCCGGTATGGATTGAAAGGCAAGGTTGAGGGACAAAGATTCTCGGGAGAGGTTACGACCACTACCGGGAATGGTTATGTCAACGCATGCATCAGCCTAGCTAGTCTGAGGACAGCTAATATTACCGAGAGCACCACGTTCGTCTACGGGGACGACAACATGACCATCACGAAGCAATCACGAGTGGACGTTGTGAAAGCATTCGACTTTGTGAGTGAGAGCATGGGAATGAAGAGTGAGACAAAGATTGTGGAGAATCGCGAAAGTGTGACATTCTTGCGCAAACGCTTCGTTCCGTGCGTCAAAAACACGTACCCCGTTCCGTCCTTTGGCCGTGTGGTCAGCAAGTTGCCTGTTCGATCGAATCAGAACAAGCACGTATCCGATGAGGATTACATGGGCGGCAAGTTACTGAGTGCCGCCTATGAGCATAGACACATAGCCAGCATACGTACTCTCCTTTTGGAAACAGCAGAACAAATGACGTCAACGCCGCACATGGATATGAGAAATCAGGCTATGGCGTATAAATACACTGCAGACGAATTGAAGACAATGACTATTGAAGCAAAGACAATCGAACCCGATCACCTAGGGTCTTTTCTCCACAATGTGTACGGCATTTGGGAACAGGACCTAGTGGAATGTTATGTGGCCGTGTGCGACGGAATCCTTGGATTCCGGCGCATCAACGCACGCGGCAAGGGTGAGATTTACAAACCCCCAGGGTTAGCGCCGAAGATTCCGCGAGCGCTCTGGGACACCGCGTTTGAGAGCATTGTCACCGTGGACGTGAGTCTGTAGTGAATTTGTCCATCGACCGCTGCGTTCGTAGGTTAGCAGCGAAAACAAAACTCTCCGCCCTACCACCCAAAACAAGTGATAAAAAAAAAAAAAAAAAACACCCGGGAACGGAAAAACCACCAAATTAACAACAAAAACCGCCAAAAAATTTGTACC